TTCAATGCGCTCTACTATCTGTTCTCCAGCACGAATACGATCAACCAGCACCAAGGTGTTGCCTGTATCTGAGATGTTCTTGATTAGATCAGCAATGTAGTCTAATCGTGTGCTGTTGGTAGTAAGATATTCTAGCTCTTCTTGGTAACTACCATACTCGGCAGTTTCTTCCATCTGCACCACATTCACATGGCACTCAGCAAGCACACCCATGTCCTGCAATGTAGCGGCGCTGAGACTGCTCACAACAGGACCAAGGCTTACTTCAAGACTGATCTTCTGCCAGTCTTCTTTTGGTACAGTTCCTGTCAGTCCCCAACGTATTGGTACGTTGGCAAAAGGTCCTGTAAGCAATTTCTTCAGCACATCTGCCTTGGCTTGGTGTACTTCGTCTACGATGATAGCTGCCAAGCCTGTTGAGAACACTTCCAAGCTGACATTGGTTTCGCCATCTTTGAAACGCTTGTCTAGCACGTTGAGGCTCTGCCATGTAGCAATGGTATGAGTCTTGTCTGTTTGCTTTTCATCACCAAAATACACACCGACATCAAGTCCTAGGTTGTGATAGTCCTCGTATGTCTGCCGCACAAGATCCTTGTTGGGAACGATGACCAGGCTACGACCAATGTGTTCTATGCACTTGCTCATGGTAGCAGTCATCAAGGTCTTGCCTGCACCTGTGGCAATCTCCTGGATGCTTTGTGGAGTGGTAAGGAAGTGATTGACTGCATCCACTTGATAGTCGCGCAGTCGTACCAGCTGACCTGCCATTGGATGCTTGTCTGGCCAAACCATATCCCCATGATATTCTTCATCAATGGGGACAAAATCTAAGTCATGCTGTTCTCTTTGGTCCTCAACGGACACTTCATAATGTTCCTCATACAGCACAGGAAGGATGCGTTCAAGCAAGTTTACAAAGGTGGCTCCACCTAATGAAAAGAAGCTGACGCAACCATCCCAACGTCCCAGCTTGTAGGCTGGAACGTGGAATGCGTAGGGCATAAAGAACTTGAGTTCTTTGGCCAAACGGTTGCGAGTGGTTACTTCTAACCCAACCAGTTTAGCATTGACTTCATCGGTTATACGTATGACACATGTTCTCATTGTGCAAGTATAGCAGGTGCCATGTTGTTTGTCTACCTATTTAGATGCCTTACTTTATGCTATTCCAAAATACTCAAAATGATCTTCAAGTGACCATTTTGATAAATCAGTAATTGGTATCCCATCGTATGTTGTAAACGATGAGTTCAAGACAAGGTATCGTTGAAAGAAATAGTAATTGCTAGGACTAGTCTTAGTCAATCCATTATCCGACAACACCTTATCGCTTGATCTTTTAATCAAGCACACAGGGGTATTTAGTGCTTGATTAATCGTAAGCCTGTCCTGCATTAACATGTCTCTGACAGAACTTGCAGGAATAACATGTTCAAAGACAGACTCTCGTTCGATTACGCCTACTTCTCTGTAGTGACTTTTTATTTTTCCTTCAATTGCGTATCCATGGTATCGACGAATCCAATGATCAATGCTATCACGTATTAGCCTGGCCCGCATATCTTCTAGAAAGACAGTTTCCTTATAAAGGGTAACCAATCTTTCTAGTTCACTTGATGTAAATTCAAAGCACTGAGTGTACGCAACCTGGTTGCGTACAACTCCTTTCACTCTGGCTGGCTTAATAAAGCCCTCAACTAATGTTTTAATTGTGCTCATGTTAGTACAAGTCCTTTGTGTCAGGTATAAAGTTGCCCGACGGCATACGAGGCAGTTTGATGTTTGGAAGTGTTTTGTGTAGCTGATGCCACAAAAATGATCCACCTGTATTCCAGTTCTTGCTTACCCTAGAATTGCTCGGACGGCGATCGTCTGGAACATCCTTATAAAAGTCGTTCCACCAGTTCTCGTATGCTTTTCTTACCTTTTCCCAAAAAGGACTTGACTCGTGGAAATTAGAATCAAATTTCATATGCAGATGATTACCAATTTCAACAATCTCAGCATCTGTGTAATCTATACCATCTTTTTTAGCAATATCAAAGAACTTGCAAAGAATTTCTATCTCCTGGGATGCAATCGGACGAGGGATTGGAATCGTTCCGCCCGCATATACACAAAATTTTCTGATAATGTCTGCTGAATAGTGATTGATTTCTTGCATACGACTGATAGCGCCTGGTTGATCAGTGTCAGCAAATTTTGCATTGGTTACAAACAAATCAGCCTGTTCAAGGAACTGTTGTTTACGTTCAGCATCAATCCAGTCCGGATTCTTGTTACCATCAAGACGCACACCATAAACCATTTGCTGGAAAAGGTCAATGTCCTCTAGAAGCTTTTTACCGTCAGAACTGTTTGTGCTAACAAAATTTTGACGGATCTCACTCTTAAGGCTTACAGGATAAATGTTTACCGGTACCATAACCTTAGATGGATCTTCTTTAAGAATCCATACTGCAATAATGTAATATACTATCCCGGTATGCTGTGCGTCCCAACTGGCATATAAACTTTTTCCTTTTGGATAATATCCCAGCTTACCCTTGTTATCAATTACCTGATATACTTGCAAAGGAGATGCTTGCACTTCACGAAACTTCTTCAAGATTTCAATGACCCAAACTAGATCTAGTTTGCGTTGCAATGATATATCAATAAGAATATCCGAGAGTGGTATTGTGAGTGTCTGAACTAAGTTCAGGTCATCAAATTTTGTAATATGGTTGAATTTCTTTTGCCATTCGTCACATGCAGACTTAAGACTACCTCTGAGTCCTATTGCACGGAAATGTGGAGTATTTGAGATGGCATCATTTAGCCTCTTGGACAAGTCTACAAAGACTGACGTTTGATCATTATATTGAGAATTTTTTTGTGTCGCGTATGTTTGGTTCTTTACCTGGGGAACCACTTTTAGGGCCATTGAATTTGCTGACATGGTACTTTCCTTCATGTTTTATTTGCTTCTGGTTTTCATGTCCAGTTGCAACCATAGCACTATTGCTATGTTTTTAATATACTACATCATTGCATTATGAACAACCTCTAATGCATCCAAAAGAAAGCCTTGGACACTTTCGCATCCAAGGCCAAGATAGGGAGGAGTTGTTTACTAGGCAATCACCCCATCTTAAACTTTAGGCTTCAACACCCTTGCGGATGATGGTCACTTCCGCAATCTTCTTCCAAGTGCCTGCGCTCATCTTGCGCAAGTCTGCCAGCTTGAGCACAGTACGCAAGCTCAACTCACGCAGTCGCTTGACGTTGGTTTCCATGTACTCAACGATCTCATCGCTGGCACCATCTTCAAAGTCGTAGCTGTCAAGCATGCCGTCTTTGACAATCTGCTTGATGCGGAGCAACTTGTCACGTGTGGTATCCAAAGTCAAGTCCAGATAGTGGCAACGTGACTCCAACGCATCCAAATGGTCCTTCAGCTTCTTGCTACGAACGTGCTCAAACTTGATGTTCGTAATAAAGATTGCCGAGCCCTTGAATTCGAAACGGTCCGGAATGCCTTCGCTACGCAACAAGCGCGAGTCCGTGTTCCAGCTAATGTAACGCTTCTTGCTAGAATCCAAAGCTGCCTTCAGGATGTTCAAGCTCAAGTCGTCCAACAACACGCTGTCGCAGTCGTCGAACACTACCACGCAACCTTCATCTGCATACTTGAACAGTTTGGCGTAGAGGCCCAATGCGCTCATGGCGCCCTTGACCACTTCAAACTTCTGCTTGCGTTGAGCAATCTTGTCAAACAGCGCGGCTTCTTCCAGCACCTTCTCAACACCAAAGCTCTTGCCAACACCCGGAGGGCCGCTGACAATCATTGCACGTACAGCACCAGTTGTGGTACCGTGTGTCATCTCATCCAAAATATCAAAACGCTGACGGATGCGTTCAATTGCTTCCTCGTCAGTTTCAGTGTAAACTTCTGGATCCGCTGGCTTCTCAATGCGAAGCACGGAGCCGTCATCTTGGGTAGCTAGACCCATAATGTCCTCCTCGTTACGATTGCCAATTGAAGAATCTGCCACAATGTCTTTGAGCCCGCTTACACGAACCCGGATTGCTTTAGCAGGAAAAGCATCACTGCCATCACCTAGCACAGTGACGAAGCCGCCCTTGGCTCCAACTTGGAAGTCCTTAAGCATACGGAACGTACGATTACGGACGGGCACATTGCGGTAGCTACCGCGCAAAATTGTTACTGTTGACATATACAAGCTCCTTTGTGTTATTGCCTAGTGTTTGTATTATGCACTAGAGCAGGGTTGCAGTCAACCGTTTTTGCCACTTTTTTGAACTTTTTTTCACTTTTTTGTGTTGTATTTTTGCAACACCCACAGAATTTAGCATAAAGTACTAGAAAAATCCCTTGAAAATCAATGACTTAGCAGGGCTAAAAATCCCTTGAAAATCAAGCACTTAGCCCAGTGCTTTTATGCGTTTTTCCAGCTTTTGTTGCAGGCGCACATAGAATTCACGTGTTTTTTTCGTTAAATTCAAGCACCAAGATGCCCTAGCAGGTGCTGGGTCCTGTAGCACAGCCCAGTTGGATATCTGTATCTGCCCAAGCCCAAGGTTCTGTATGCTGAGGGCGTCCCAGTTGAGATGCCATATGGGTGTGAGTTCTGAGCTCACTATGCTAAACGTGCCATCAGCATGCACTTCATAGTCAATGAACCAATACCAAATGTCGCGTGTTTGGTCTGCTAGGATCTTGCTTGCACGGTCAACACTGATGAGGTTGGGCATGCTGAACTCTCTGCCTATGCATCTAGTTTTTACATCAACAAGGATGTTGCCTAGCATGAAGTCTTCTGGACTACGTACACTGGTTGATGCTTTGTAAAGTTCTGGGTAGGTGTCTTCAATCAGCTTGCATACATAGAACTCAAGATAGTCTGCATAAGCACGTTGGTTGGTACTTTGCAATGCATTGAACTTAGCACCAACGATATCTGCCACACATGAAATATCAGACGCTTGCATCTTCCATTCCAGCGACTCGCAGTCGCGTGATGTTGCTAATCATGAAGTTCTTTGTATCAATCGCTTTGATCAGGCCTTGGAAGGTATTGCGTACTAGAGCAAACTCGTTTATGAGCTTTTGCATTTCCAACACTTCTGGTTCGCCATCGCTGTATTTCTCAGCATCGCGACTGCTCATGGCCCTGTTGTAATGCTCTAGATACCGTTTGAAGTGATTGCTCCGCAAACGTCTTAGTTCAATGTTAAGATGTTCTAGGATCGCTTCTATTTCTTGCAGTTGGTTAAACCTATGCTCAATGATACCCGGAAGGTCTCGGGCATTCTTTTCTACATTGCCGCGTAGACTGATTTCTGCTTTGGCTTCTTGAAGCTGGGCCTCAAACCAATCTATTGCGTCTGGTAGATTTCCAATGTCCGCAGTAACCTTCCGGAACCAATTACTCATCGATTACTCGTCTTCATCATCGTAGCTACCGCTAAACAGTTCTTCATCGCCTTCTGGATCATTGTAGTTGTCCTCGTCGCTTGTGTGTCCGCCGTAGAGCGTGGAAAGAGCACGGTCTAACGGCCCGTCATGTCCAGCAATATCATTAGCCATGCTTTCAATGTCAACATAATTTTCTAAGGTGCGTAAAAATGCTTGAGCCGCATCATCCCTATCTTTTTTATTCAGATAGGGTTTGATTGCCGCCCATGCATCAACTACCATGGATGCTTCACTATCATATAGACTCAATTTTATTCTCCTTGAACGGATTCCTCATCCACATCGTCGCTCATAGCTACGATTGGCTTATTTAACACTTCGAGTTTATCGCGTTCAACAATATCAGCCATCAGCTTGTCAAGCGATCCATTGTCATTGCGTTCCCAAGCCTTGCGGAACTGCTTGATGATCTCACCATGCTGTGTAGTATACACCAAGCTGTTGCCTTCCTTCTTGAGCATGTTCTTTCCTTCAAACATGTCAACCAAACCTGAGTATGGATTCATGCCTGAGTTGTAAGGAATCTTGACCTGGACACTTTCAAACGGCTTGCTATAGCGTGTCTTCATGACCTTGCATGCGGCACGGATACCAACTACGTCGGAGATCTTGTTACCGTCTTCGTCTTCCTTCAGCTTGAGCTTGCGCATGGCAACAACGATACTGCTGGCATATACGAAGCCTTGGCCGCCGGAGATCTTGTCATCTGGATCAAACATGTCCTGGCTGGCATAGGTATGGTTAGTTGCAACGATACCAACTGGGTGTGGTGCAATAAGGTTAACTGAGTTACGGATCAATGCAGCCAGTGCCTTGGGCTTACGACCCATGTCACCTTTCATATCACCTGCTTGGAACTGATTCACATCAGTAGGAGTCAACAACATACCCAACGAGTCAATAACAAACAGTACCTTCTGTTGGTCATCATACTGCTGGCCTTCTGCTTCAGTTTTATATTCTTTCATGAAGCTGTGGATGATACTGGCAACATCATCTACCATGCTGACACCAAAGCGCATCAGCTTGTCTGGGCTGGTGTCAACGCCCAATGCCTTGAGCCAGTCTTCGTCCAGTGCGTTTTCAGTGTCAAGGATGATGGGCAAGATGCCCTGTAGTTGTGCATTTTTAACTATGTTACCGCTACAAATAAAGCTCTTGCCCGAGCCTGATTCGCCTGCGAACATGGTTACCTTGCCCAGCGGTATGCCGCGTGTGAAATCACCGCTGATAAGATAGTTTAGTGTGTGATTACCTGTAGAAACCCAATCACGTGGATCATGGAAACCTACAGCCATACCAGGTACAGCCTTCGTGAGGCTCTTCCTGAATTTTGAAACGTCAAATGGTTTTGTCATTATTTTTTACCTGT